AAGTGATTGTCGAAGACTGGCTTTATGCTCGTCTACAAGAGGCTGTGTATTTCCGTCTGATTAATAGTTTGAAGGTACCGATGAGTAACCCCGGACTTTTAATTATTGAGAATGAGATTCGCAGCGTCCTTTCTCAAGCTGAAGCTAATGGTGCAATTGATCGTGGTTGGACGGTAAGTACTCCTGATGTCTTGTCCATTCCGGCTAACATGCGTGCTCAACGAGCTGCTGGTGTGTTTGTGTTCCGTTGCCGTTTGGCCGGTTCAATTCGCCGTGTTGAGCTGAATGGGTACTTGAGCGTGTAATTAAAGGTTCTTTACCTGTTTACATATCTTAGTTCTCATGGTAAACTTGTATCTCACTAACTAGAAAGAGGTAGAAGTTCATGGGTAACGAGACTATTGTAATGGTGGGTGACAAGTTCAACCGCTGGGAGGTGTTATCTGAAGTTTTCTACAAGACCTTCCCAAGCGGAGTAAAGGCTAAGTTTGTAGAGTGCCGTTGTGATTGCGGCACGATTTCAGAATTAAGGCTAGGTTCCCTCACAAGCCCAAGCCAGCCTAGCGTATCTTGTGGATGCTTAAGAAATGAGGTAATGGAAAAGCTCAGGGAGTTTCCACCTGTAGGTGCTAAGTTTTCTCGCCTTACAACCACGGCTGAGGGGTATAGGAAGGACAAAAGGTCTTATATCAGAGTTCAGTGTTCGTGTGGGTCAGAGCAGTTTGATGTGAGAATTGACCAACTGAAAGATGGAAACACTACATCCTGCGGGTGCGCTCAAAAGGAGGCTGTATCCCTTGCTAACCTCACTCACGGAATGACAGGGACATCCGCATACGGAACTTGGCAGGGTATGAAGCATCGGTGTACTAGTGACACCAACTGCCGCTGGGATCGCTATGGCGGCAGAGGTATCTCTTACCCTATAGAGTGGGAAACTTTTGAAGGGTTCTGGTTAGACATGTCAGAAGGTTGGTATGAAGGTGCTGATATTGATCGTGTTGACTTCGACGGCAACTACTGTAAAGAGAATTGTCGTTGGGTTAACAGGGACGTTGGCAACCACAACAAGTCTAAGTCATTAGGCACTTCTATTTACAAAGGTGTGTACTACGACAAGAGGAGAGATGCTTGGGTTGCACGCCTTAACAGGAACTTGGTTATATACCTACAGAAGCGGTTCAGTACGGAACAAGAGGCAGCTAAAGCTTATGATGATGCTTCAGAACAAATTTACGGTGACAGACCTAATGGCACCACATAAAACAAAGAGGTTTAAAATCTAATGGCAGACCAAATCCTGATTGGTAACTATTCTCCCGAAGCGGTGAATGTTGTTATCTCAGTCGGTGGCTTCAACCACCAAGTAACAGGTTTCGTTGAGGGGACGTTTATTTCGGCCTCCAGAATGACCCCTGCAAGTGAACCCTACATTGGCTCCGATTAACTATTAAGTCGCCTTGTGTAGAAATACACATTGAATAACCCCTCTAATTGCTGGAAACTCTTGATAGACTTATCTAGGATACTACACAGTGATGTTGTAGCGAACCCTAACAATGATAAGGTAGAGACAATCAGCAGCCAAGCATCTAGAAATAGATGAAGGTTCAACGATCATCCGTAGCTGGAGTAGGGTCAAGTGACTCGAAACGGGGGGCGTCTTCATTCAACAGAATAAGATGGTGATATGATCTAGCCTGCATTGAGAAGTGCAGAATCCTCAGGGATTATGTAAGTCTAACGAACTTATGTTAATAACTCGTTAAGTGGTGGACGTGTAAAGCGTCGTAATCGTTCTATGAACGTAACTGTAAGTCTTCACCAATATAGCCAGTCCAACTACGTTCTGCAAGCACTCCAACGTGCTGATGAAGGTGACGATGGAAACACCTATGTGGCTGCAATGACAATTAAAGATCAGAGTGGGCAGACAATGTTCTTCTCTAGTCAAACAATCATTGCTACAACTCCAGATGTTACCCTGTCTAGCACCACAGAACAACGTGACTGGACATTCTTCATGTTCAACACTGACAACTACATTGGAGGTAACACTCCTTTAGACGCTGCTGCTGTTCAGGCTGTAGAAGCTGTTGGTGGCACTGTGGAAGATCGCTGGAAGGCATAATCACCTTTCATATAGAGGCTATTCACGTAGCCTCTCATTAAGGAGAATTTATGCCAACAATATTTAATTACTGTCCGGAATCAGTCAACTGCTTGATTGCTGGCATTATACCTGTCACAGGCTTTGTCGATGGTACATTCATCTCTGTTGACAAAGATGAAATGCCTTATTCAAGTATAAGGATGCCTGATGGGACTATAGCAAGAAAGTATAATAATAGTCAAACATACACCATCACAATTACTTTACATAACGGTGCTGAGACTAATAACCTCCTTACTAAAATGTGGCAAGTTGATGAAATTACTCAGACAGGTAAGTTTCCCCTTTTAATTAAAGATCAAAGTGGTAGTGATCTACTATTCTCCACTGAATCTTGGATTGAGGGGATTCCTAGCCTCACTAAGAGTAATGCTGTTGATAGTCGTGTGTGGGTGATTAAGTCTGCCTACGCTGTTATCAATATTGGTGGCAATGAGGAACAAAGCGATTTGATTAACGACATTGTTAACATTGCAGCTTCCGCACTTCCGGGCTTGGGGTTATTTTAAATGTCTAAAGTTTTCACATATAGTCCTTCAGAAGTACAACTCACATTTGGTGGATATACCATAACAGGTTGGCAAAATCTTACAATCACTAGAAGTGTTGATGCCTTTAAACCTGTCCGTGGTATTCGTGGAAAGCACACCCGAGTCCGTAGTATTGATACGTCTTGTACTATCACAGTCACAATACTTCAAACCTCGATGAGTAATGATGTGTTGTGTAGAATCCATGACCTAGACCTTGAGTACGGCTCTGGTCGCATAGAGCTACTACTTAAAGATATGGGTGGCACTGGCATATTTAGTTCAGCAGAGGCATATGTTCTGGGTTATCCTGAGGTTGTTTATTCAGGTGAATTTGAATATAGACAGTGGAGACTTTTCTGCCAGAATACAGGCAATTACACTATTGGTGGTAATGGTCAAACTACTAGCATCTTTAGCAATATATTTAACAGTGCTGCTGGATTAGTTAACACAGCTATAAACAACATCTTCTAATAATAGGAGATGTTCCAAATTCCTTAAGACTAAGATTATCATGGAAATGGTCTTAGTCTTTTACAACATTAAATAAAGAGAGATATTTATGAGTAAGCTTAATATGAATGATGTTGCACTTCCACAAGAAGTGCTTACAGTGGATGATGTGGACTATCTTGTTACCAGCATGGCCTGCACAGATGGCCTGAAGTTCATGGAAACTCAGAGAGATAATATTGAAGCCGGTAAAGCTCCAGACCTTGCTCTAATGAAGCAGATCGTTTGCAAGTACGCAGCTAAAGACAATAAGCAAATTACTGCTAGCTCTTTCGATGTGATCTTCGCACGCCGGTATCAACACTTGCACAAATTATATAATGAAATCATTGAGTATAACTTTGCCTCTGAGGGTTTTCAGGAAGACGGTGGCGAGGAATAACAGAGAGCGCTCCGTCTACAAGAGTTAAGAGTGCTCTGGAAAAAGAAATAGAAGAACAGTTCTCACAAGATTGGGCTGTATACAGGATCGTAACACACGAGCTTGGGAGCCTAAGTATGCTACCACTATTTAGTACAACTTACAGTGTCAAACAAATGTGGGATATGCTGGAAGTCTGTGACGTACATGACTCCATAAGAAAAATGGCCCAAGACAAAATTGAGGCTGAATCCAAGAGACAGCAGAAGAGGTAACATTCTCAATGGAGATTGCACGTTATTGGGCAGCGTTAGGTTTTAAAGTTGATCAGAAAGAAATTAAAAAGGTTGACTCTACCCTTAAACAGTTAGAGAAGAGGCTTAAAAACTTTGGTAAGTTATCAGACAAAAATCTGAACATCACTGTAAGCATTAATAAGTTTGCTGTAGATAATAAGAAGCTTAACACTATTCTTGGTAATGCCCTTGACCAAGCCAGTTCCAAAGTAACCTTTGAGATTAGTAAGTTCTCTGTCAATAGGGCAGCTTTACAGGCTACAATGCAACGTGCTATGCGTGGTAGTGTTTCAGTAAACTCATCTACAAAATCTAACTACCCCGTCCGTGACAGTGCCAGAACACAAGTAACAGACAACCTTAGTACGGGTAGGGTCGGAGCTAGATCGTCGTCAGCCAGAATAAGCAGCGCTAACTATCTCCATGCAGGCGGTGCCACTGGTGCTTTCATGCGTTATGGTGCTGCTAGCCTTCCTCTGATTGGTGGTGTGTATGGTGCGAGCGCATTGAACACAGCAAACCAAGATTTGGTGAATGCTAATATCTCTGCTGAGTCTGTACTTGGTGGTAGAGCTAAAGAACTTATGGATAGGCTGTCGGAACGTAGTAACTACATGGGCATCAACTATGCAGATACCCTCCCTCAGTTTACTAAGTTCATGGCATCTTCTATGCCTCTTATGGGTGTAGATTCTTCACAACAAACCTTTGAAAGCTTTATGCAGTTTGGTCGTACTCGGGGCGCTAGTAAAGTGTCCATGAACCGTGCTCTTACTGCTGTAGGTCAAATGTCTGCTAAAGGGCAGGTGATGGCTGAAGAGCTGAAAGGTCAGCTTGGCGATGCTGCTGGCTTTGGTGAGGTGCCTCAATTGTTTGCAGAAGCTTACCAGATTCAAACAGGTGGAAATCTGACTGGTGCTAAGGTTCGTGCTGCTCTAATGGATGCTATGCAGAATGGGCAAGTTAAGACTGCGGACATCCTTCCACTTGTAGCTAAACTTATGGACGAGCTATCTAAAGGTGGTATTGAGAAAGCACGCATGAGTTCTTCAGCACAGCAGATGAGGGCTGAAAATGCTATCTCCGGTCGGGGCGGTTTGCTACAAACATTCTCTGAGAGTGGTGGCGAAACAGGCTTTGCTAGACTGTGGAGTTCGTTTGCTGTAGCAATGAAGGAGGCTAAACCTGCTGTAGAAAGTTTAGCTAAAGCTTTTAATGAGATTAGTAAATACACATCTTTTGCAATGCTTCTTCCGCAATCCTTCAAACGAGCTTTTGAGGGTCGTGATAGTTGGGTAGCAGATGCTCTAGGTGAGCAGAATACAGCAACAGCTAAAGCTTTGTATGAAGGTATGAAAGAGCTTGGTGGTGAGATTACCAAAACTCTTGGAATGGCTGTTGACGGATGGAAGATGATCTTTGCTGAGTTTGGCGATGAGATGTTATCCTTCGTTAATGGACTGAAGAACTTCTTCCTTTACACAGTTAAAGCAATTAACGCAATGGTCACTGGTGACTTCACAGGTGCAACAAATGCGTCTAACGCCTTACGTGGAACACTGGCTGGTAAGTCTCAAGAAGAGATTTCAGCTTTAGCCTCTGGTGGTGGAAAACCTGTCTCGTTACTTGATATGGCTACAGGTGCCGGTCAAACGTGGGCGCAGTACACACCTCCTGTTCTGATGGCTGGAGCTGTGAAAGATGCTTATGGATGGGCTGGTGAGAAGACTGGTATCACTCCTTGGGCACAAAACTTTAGCAGCCTCATGGACAAAGGTTTGAATAGAGACAGAGGGATGGGTGGTCAGAATACAGTAGCTGTGACAATGGATGTAAAAATCTCTGCTGCTAATCCTGAAGACTTTAATGAGAAATTCCAAGAGAAGTTTAAAGGTGTAATTGAATCTACACTACTTCAATATGGTCAGAAGGAGTAGATATGTCATTCGCCCTAAGTTGGGAGCCAGATGAAGTACAAGCTGGTGGCATGTTGTATTTTGATGCCATCTTGAATTGGAATCGTAGTTTCACGGGGTCTGTTACTAAACATGCAATAGACGGTGGTGGCAACATCACCGATTTCTACATCTCTAACAACCCTACATTTACCCTTAGTGCAGTTATCTCAGCAGAAGATATTAGTACCACAAGTGCTCTTCTAGCTGACGCAGATGGAAATGAACCTTCTAATACAGCAATGCCACCAGAAGCTGTTATTGTTGGAAGCACTGACCAATCTTTGTTGATGAAGTACATTCCCAATGTTGTTGGTCAGTTACTTCCAGATACTCTTCCTGATGTAGCCATGGATGACTTTAAAGGTGATTCTGTCTTTGGTGCATCTCTGGAGGATATTCAAGATATTCTTATCAACCTCCAATCCGGTGAAGGATACAACCAAATCACAGGGCAGTTTGAGGCTGTTATTCGTCAAGTCACTTTGTATGAGACAGACGGATTTCTGACACTTGCTAAGAAACTTCCTGCTGATGACACAAAGGCTCTTGTAATTACAAGTCTTAACTTTCGTGAAGATCAAGACTCTGGCTACGCCCTCTATTGCGATATGTCCTTCGAACTTGTTCGCTTTGCCAATCTAAAGAAGGTTGCTCTTCCTCCTGATCTTGTACAAGCTCCTGTCAAAAAGAAAGTGGCAACCAAGAAGTCTCTTGGTAAGTGTGATAGTACCACTAAAGACACAGCTACTTCCGGGGATGCAAGTAAAGCAGGTGCTGTGGACAACGCTCAGAATGACGTTGATCCAGAACGTAATGTAGCAGGAGAGATTTAATGGCTAACATTTATGTAGACCTTCTCCTTGACGACACCTCTCCTATCTACGAATACTCTGTATCCTTAGAAGGTAACTCTTACATTATTGAAATCGTTTATAACGAACGCTCTCAACTGTATTTTATGTCCCTCTATGATGCTGATAGAAACCCTATTGTTTTAGGTGCTGGGTTGGTTCCGGGTTATCCAATTATGTATGACTACGCACTACCAAACCTTACAGGATTCTTCTTGTTGATTCAGAAAGGTACTCTTCAAGCAGAGCCTTATAAAGAGTTTCCAGATAAGCTAAATCAATACTACTCATTAGTGTACACTTACACTCAGGATTAACAATGCAGCCACAAATCAACAGAGTGTATGAACTGATCGTTGGTAATGCAGTCTCTGGTGAAGGGCTTCAGATTAATGATCTTCAATGTACATTCGATATAAGTAAAAGTAGTAGCAACAAAGATAAGACTAACTCAGCTTCGATTGAATTGTATAACCTAAGTAATGAAAGTCTTAAACTTTTAGACGTTGATTATCCTGCTGCTGTATTTAGTGCAGGGTATAGAGACATTGGAATGAAGCGTTTGTTTGCTGGTCAAGTTACAAACGTAACTACACGCAAGAGTGGGGCTGATAGGATTACACAGATTCTTATGGGTGGAGCTTATACAGAGCTAAACCATGAGGTTATGTCTGGTCTTGTAGCTCCCGGTAGAACAATCAAGGATGTTGCTGAAGACATTCGTAAAGCTCTTCCTGGTGTTTCTAGAAGTGTATTCAACGGTGTTAACTTAAACAGTCCTATCATCTATGGCTATCCCCTACAAGGGACACCAAAGGATATGCTCAATGAGTTGTCTGAGAAGTATGCTTTGGATTGGCAGATTGATGATGATGTTCTCTATATCCATGATAACAATCGTGGTAACTCTGAGAAGTTTGAAGATGCTTATGTGATTAGTAAGTACACAGGCTTGATTGAGAATGCTTACAGAACATCTGGTGACATTCGTAGAAGTAAAAAAGATAAAGCTAAGATTCAATCTGTACAATTCAAGACTCTATTGAATCCAGACATTGTCCCCGGTGATATTATCAGACTTGAAGACACCTTGATTACAGGCTGGTACAAGGTTACTGAAATTCGCCATTCAGGTGATTGGAGAGGTACAGCTTGGTACAGTGAGTTTAGATGTTCTGCAATTGAGAAAGTGGTGGCCAAGTGAGCGATAGAGAAGGAAGTCTCCAAGAAGTATTAGTTGCTGCTTTCCAGAATCAAGCTAACCAAATTAACACAGCGATTCCGTGCATTGTGGTGGCTGTTAGAGACTCTTTGAACGGAGCAATGGTAGACATCCAACCAACAGTGAATCAACGATTTAAGGATGGGGAAGTCAAGGAAAGACCCGTTGTGTTGGGTGTACCAGTAGCGTTCCCTGTGTCTTCTACAGCAGGCCTTACATTCCCTATTAAAGTTGGTAGTACAGGCATCGCTGTATTCAGTATGCGTAATTTGGATGCTTGGAAGAATAGCTCTGGAAGGCCAACTACACCACTGAACTACGCTAAGTTTGACAAAGGGGATGCTATGTTCATTCCCGGTATTCAGCCTCCCGGTGAGAGTGTCAATAATCCAAGTAAGCGTACATGGACGCACTCTACAGAAGATGTTGTTTTAGTTAACAACATCGGTACGACCAATGAATGTGAAGTGAGATTAAAGCCTTCTGGTGATATTGTAATCAACACTCCCCAGAATGTAGAAGTTAATTGTAAGAGCGCCAATGTAACAGCAACACAGGACATCACTCTTGCTTGTGTAAATCTAGACGTTACAGCAACTACAGCTACGTTTGATATTGGCTCTACGAGCTGGCTAGGGGTCGTTAATCACACTGGTGATTATACAATGTCTGGTGTAGCAACCTTTAATGGTTTGGTCTTCAATACACACGATCATATTCCAGGCCCCGGCCCATCCAACCCATAGGAAGGAATCATGGATTTACTTTTAGACCTAGACCCAATTAGTCCCTCCTATGGTGATCTTACTTGGAAGAATGGTCCACTCACACCAGACTATACAACTCAGTCTAGAGTTGATGTAGTTGCTCAAAGACTTCGTATCAGGCTCCTTACATTTCGTGAAGAATGGTTCCTCGATACGAGTTACGGTGTACCTTACTTTCAATCCATTCTCGGACACAAGATTAAAAAGTCTGCTGTTGACCTTATCTTCCAAAGAGAAATCTTAGCAGAAAATGGCGTCAAGGAACTGACATTCTTTGAGTCTACTTTTGCTAACAGAAAATATTCCCTGTCATTCCGTGTAAAAGTTACTACCGGAGAAGAATCTGGGCTAATCACAATTACCCCTTAATCTAAGGAGGATGCCTTACGGCAATCCATGGCGACGAATTACGGAATTACAGATGAAGGCTTT